CTTTACCCCGTTAAAGCGTTAACGCACTAGAGATTGTCAGAATATTCATAAGCTTGTGAATGATGCAATAGTCTTCACTGTATTAAAGCATTAACGCATAGACGTAGCAACGCATTAATGCATAGACGTAGCACCGTACTAATCCGATCCCGTAGCTCTGTTTATTTGTCGAATAATGTCGAACGAAACGTTTGAAAAAAGCTTGTTATTTTTGTTGCAAAATGGTATACTTAAGTTAGTTAGAAATAGGGGAACAAAAACGGGTCGCAAAAAGATTTAAAAATAGTTTCAAAAAAGACTTGCAAAATGTTCCGGTAGGTGTTATAATTAAGATAGTAAGAAAGACAAACAGAGAAGGAGTTGAAAGCGATAGAAAATAGTGTTCCAAATAGCAAGTGCTGAAACGTCACATAGGACAATTGTATAGAAATTGCGGCTCCATCAGCTTATTAGAGTCGCGTAAAAATCCAGTCATACGGGAGGGATTCCTGAGCGACACTTATTAAGTGTGCGCCGGTACGTATAGGGTGGTCGTGGTCAGTCATCATTATATCATTCTGTTGGTGCATTGATTTACACTAGATCGGGACAAGTCCTCTTGTCTCTTTCAATGGGTAACTGAATGTTACACCAAAAACCAAACAGAAAAGGATGATAAAAATGGACAACATCAAAAACGCCAAATCTATTACAGAGGAACAGAAAAGCAGGTTCTTTCATGTTATGGGGAAAGAGTTTTCAGAGGTTGCAATGTATGGCATCAAACTATCAATGAGTTTATTGAAAGCTCATGACATAGAAATTCCAGATCATATTATTGCCACACTCGAAAGCACTAAGGAAGAAGCGCAAGAAGCGTTTGACGAACTAGAAAAGAAGGAAAGAGAAAAGTTCGAAAGTATATTGAATGGTCTTGACGATACACCGCCATTTTAGTTATGTGAGGGGGTGCAAACATATTGCACTCTTTACAGATACCTAAAACGGGTATACTACCAAACAGAAAAGGATGATTTATAATGCGTAAGTACATGACTAAAGAGGTAACTTCAACAACTATCAAACTTGCTAAGGTAACAGTTAACGATATGGGGCTTCCTGTAGTGGAAGAAATGGAACCCGTAATAGTGTTGGGTACATGGTCGAAAGATAAGGCGCAAAAATATGTCAATAAAAATCATGGTTTAGGTATAACAGTTTTTGGTCTGGATGTATTAACAAGCGTGTATAAAATGAAAGTAACAGACTTCATAAAGGTTGCCGAGCTAGTGAGCGAAAATGACCCATCACTAGAAGAGGAAGAGGATGAGTCATCAGATGAGGAGTAAACTAACAAGCAAATACTTCAGAATACTAATACACAAAATGAGGGAATATGAAGGACTTATTTAGGTTATGCAAGTGGGCACTCTAATCAGTGCCTATTGTGGATACTCTAAATATCCAACAAACCAAACAGAAAAGGATGATAAAAATGACAGCTATAATGAACTTTGACAGCGAACAGGATTTCGAGGAATCATACAAGGAATTAGAAACGAATCCAGACTTTACATTGTTAGGGTATTATAAACTAGTTCAGGATTTGTACGAGGAATTGAATTATCAAGGGTTTTCAGATACTCAAATAGATGGTATGTCGAAAGCTCAATACGGAACGTGTTTAGAAATATTACATTATCATGATGAATATGTCGCTTTCATGGGGGAGAGATAATGAAAGAATATAAAGTATCCTTTAAAGTGTCGGGAAAAAGACAACAGGAAGTAGTAAAAGCAATCAATATTTTCAGAGCACAAAAACAGATAGAAAACAAATACGGAAAAGAAAAGGTCAGCGTTTCCGTTATCGCTTCAACTAATAACATATGGGTTTAGGTTATGCTAGTGGGCACTCTAATCAGTGCCTATTATGGATACTCTAAATATCCAACAAACCAAACAGAAAAGGATGATAAAAATGACAGGACACAAGACATTAACAAACATGGTAGACGTTGCAGTAAATAGAGGGTTTTCAAAACGCGGAAATTGGCTTGTAGAATACTCTGAAAACACTAAAGCGTCACAAGACACGATAAAAACTATAATTGGAACATATCGTATCTACCATTGGGGAACATTAATATTAGAAGTTGAGGAACACAAAACTAAGAATAAATGGTATAAAGATCAATACATCAATAAAGTATATGGCGAAAGCGTATCAGATGCAAGAGGAATAAACGCTGTATTGGAACACCTAGGAATATACACAAGGCGTTACACATTCAAACCCGTAAACGGTGGCTTTCAAGAGGTGACAAAATGATTGAATATCTAACAACAGAAGAATGCTATTGTTGCCACTCAGAAAATGATATAATACAAGTGCCAATATATGACACCAAATATTCTCTATGTCGAAGTTGTATAAAAGCAGTTACAAATATGATCAAAGAGAAGGTGAAAATATGACAGCAGAATTACAATTCCTAGCAGTAGGCGCTCTAGTCTTTATAGTGATCGTCTACTCTACCGCATTACGACACAATAGGCGATTATACGAACAAGAACAAAACTACAAAATAATGATGGAACACAAAAAGGAGCAACAACAATATCAAAGACCAACATCCAAAACAAAACCAAAATCAAATGAAGTAATTGACACATTAGATTGGATGTTAATGAACTCAATAATCACACCGGAGGAATACACAAAATTAATGGGAAAATGCCTACCGTTTATACAGTAGGCTTTCTCTTTATTGTATATTCATTTTCTTAAACATTTCGTAACCTATATTTCTCAACACCTGATTATCAAAACGTAGGTAACCTTTTTTGAATGCTCCTACCATCTTATAAAGGTGATAATTATTCTTCCAATTATTCATCAACATAACGTTCTCTTCTAAATCATCAGTAGTGAGAGCATATATTTTCTTAGTAGAGGGGTCATAATCGGTATCAACGTACATCAGCCCTTGTTTCACATCAACCCATACACCCATAGTCATGCCCTTATAGACAACGGCAAACACAAATTTTGAATCAGAACTTCTCTTCTCTATGAATACACTAGAATCGTTGACAAAATCATTATCCAAACTCATGTCACCATATTCAGTACCATCAATGAGTTGTCCAAAACGTGTTTGTCTGCGCTCATTAGAAAAGTCTACACTATCTGGAATTTCAACTAAAATACTTTTGTAAGCATTGAACCTCTTATTGATATCAGGAACAACGTTAAAATACAGGAAGAAAGGATTAACAATAGTGACAGCATTACTCATACAGATACAACGCACATTTTCACGCAACCTGAAAACCGTATCCATAACGTTTAACAGTGCTTGTGGCTCGTTCGGTATATAACCACTATTATCCTTCTCCCTTAGTGCTTCATCATACAGTATCGTTTCAATATCAGGAAAAGCGTCTGATTTGAGACTCTGCCATGCACTCAACGGATGTGCGAATCCTGCAAGCTTTCCATCTATGAAAAACTGCCTACCTTTCACCTTAAATTCGTGATCAGGAAATTCGTGCTTAATATCATTGAACCATCGGGGCACACTTTTCAGTTCATCTTTGTATCTCCTTAACCATAGAAATTGCTTACCATGATTCAGAAACCTATTAACCACATACTTTTTCATTCCATACGTTTTACCAATTCCCCTTGCCCCGATTAAGAAATTCAATATACGATTATAAGACAATAATTTATTTGGATTATAAAACAAATTTACATCCATTTCCTGACCACTCCTTTTAGTATTTTACCTGAATGAAACTGTCAAAGCCTTTCACTTTCAATTCTTTCATACGTTTCTCTGCGTTTTGTTTGTCCTTAAATGAACCTGTAACAACTTGATAAAATGTTTCACTACCCACCGATTTTACAGTCTCATTCTTCAACATACTTCTGAACGACTTCCCTGTGTATTTACAGACACCTTTTACAACTGCAATTGCTACCTTTTCCATATTGTTAATCATGAAATCCGCATCTGCTTTATTGTCGTGAAAAATAACTTCCAGTAAAGTCGCTATTCCTTTTGTTCCGTTTAACTCTCTAAAAACTTTATTATGTTTAACTCCCCTATCACGACTAGGTGTAATAGGTGCTACTTCATCATAAATTGTTTTTGATAAACGTTCACCATCTTTACTGCCTGTGTAATAGAATATTTCTGTTCCTTCCCCACCACCTGCATTTGTGTGAAGTGCTAGGTGAATATCATTACTACCAATCTTTGAATTACTGTCCTGAACAACTTGCTCTAATGTCATACTAGGTTTGTTCCTATAAACAGTGAATCCATTATACTGCAACAAAGGCTGAACAATATCTGCCAATTGATTCATTCTTTCTTCTTCTGTACCGTACTTACCTACACCAATATTCCGTTCCTGCGTGGATGGACTCAAATAAATCTTCATTCGCTGTCCTCCTTATCTCTATCCAACTTAGCAACCAATTTTGCCATTACAGACGTATTCTCCTTCATGGTTCTCTCAAGCCTTGTTAATGAATAAAATGCTACAGCTACAGCGAATCCCTGATTAACAATCAGTGTAATTGCTTCCTGAATAGTCATTCCTTCCACTCCCATTTAGTTTCATCCCCATCCCCTAAGTGTGTTTGCTAGATACATATGAATTAACGCATCCATTTGCTCTCTCTTTGGCGGTACATTTGGGTCTCCACCACCGAAACTCATTTGCAAGTATATTTCGGGGTCAATAGTTCCCTCTTCTGTGTTCCAACTTTTGTCGTCAATTGCAATCGCAAAGTCTAAGTGAATGCCTGTGCTACTTCCTGTTGTCCCCATCTTACCGATTTCTTGTCCTTTTACAACATCCATTCCAACGCTTATTGGTGAAGCTGTAGCAAGATGTAAATAACGGGAATAATATTGATCTCCAGTATGTTTAATAACAACCATCCAACCGCCTGTATCAGACCATGCATTCAAAATAACTGTTCCACTTTGTGTCGCATATATTGGATGATTTTGACCTTCACCACTAATGTCAATTGCACCATGAAATTCGTTTTCACCGTTGATCGGACTAACACGCCAACCATATGAACTAGAAACAGGTAATCCTATTGTAGTAGGAAAAACAGGTTTACTAGCTCCACTGCCTTCACCGCTTAATGTGTCAAACCAGTGTCTTGATTGTGTACTTCTTTCGGGCTGTATTTGATTAGCAGGTCGCTCGTAATTCCTTAAAAATGCCTGTGCTAAATATTCAGGGGTTTGTGTTGACGTTTTAAATTGTTTAAATGTCAAAGGGTAATCGCTTGTACTTATCCATTGTATGTCATTTTGCAACTCATATTCTATTCTTGCTAGTTGCGCATTAATATCCGAATAATCCATACCCAAATCTCTTGCCCATATAGTATACTTATTAAAGGGTGTCCATTGAACCAAACCATAACCCTGTCTTTCAACCAATCTATAAGGGTCATGGTCATACGATTCTAATGATTGCCAAATGCCCGGATTAATAGAAGATTCTGTCTGCATATTTCCGAGCATTCCTGCAATTGCGTTTTTAGACCAACCATCTGCAAGCAAATAATCCATAATGTATTGGGCATTTACAGTCATTTCCTGTATAGTCAAGAATCTATTGGCTGAATAATACATAATTTGCTACCTCATTTTGTTTCTATTGTTCTATTATCCCGAATCCTTTCCACACACCATTTATATGTCTCCAACCATCAAATCCACCAGTAGACGGATTAGAGTTATATAATCTCATTCCATTTGCCCACTTACCGTATGTCGGCTTTTGGGGCATATCTTCCACAATGATTTTAGACGTTTTATCTGCGTTAAATATCTTGCCTGCATTTTCAAACCAACTAGGTGTATCATTTGCGTGTGTTCCATTAATGAGATATACTCTCGCATTATTAATTGCCTTTATAGCACTTGATGCACGTACACCGTCTGTGCCTGTTAAGAATTTGCAATTGTCAAAGATAACGGTACTATTATCCACAATGGTTCTGATTGCAAATGTTTGATCAAATGTAGATGTAATGCATAGATTTTTAATTATGATTGTAGGGACATTATTAGTTATTTTTAAGCCCTCAAAACCACTATCAATCATGACAAGCTCATTATTGTTTGCATTGCCTTCAATAACTAACAACCCTTTACCATCTAATCGTTTTAGATCAACATTTATCTGATCTGTACTACCATTTCCAACCTTAATTGTATAGTGGTGATTTAACTTTAGAAACTCAATTTTATTGATTTCCTTAACAAGATCAAGTGGTGCGACATTTCTAGTGACAGCTTTATTCGTTTCATCATGTCTTAATAGTTTGATTGGTCTGCTATCATAAGTGTAGTTCTTTACGAAGTAAATTTCGTCTCGATTTACTGAACCATCTAACACTGTGATATTTTCAAATCCATAATCTGCTTTAGTAAGACCTAATTTGTATTTGTAATGTCTATCATTTCCGTTTTGAATTTGTAAACCAGTAACGTCTGCATTCTCCCCAACACCAAATTCAAACAAGTATTCCGTTGGTTTTAATGGGTCAATACTGCCTACATTAAAACCGTAAAAATTAACAATAGAAAACCCTCTAAATGAGTTGGACTTAAATAGTTGTCTTACTTTTTCCGCCCCACATGACGTTAATGTTACCCCTCTACCCTCAATATCATAACCAATTCCATTTTCTAAATGGTCAACCGCACAAGAACTAAATGAGGAATACATAAGGTTTCGTGTTTGGAACCCTACTTCTGTATTGTTAATCGCATAACATGAATTAACAGTGACAGACGTTGCAATATTCCCTGCAACCCCTTGAATTAGTAAGCCTAGTTTTGACTGTCCAAAAAAGGATTTATTAAAAGTAGAAACATATGTTGCAACCTTGAAGGCATGTTCTTTAGCTTGATAAAATCTTGATGTTTCGACATTAAGAAATGGTGTGTATACGTCATCTGCTGTATTGAAACAGTAATCAGCGATATACGCCCCTAACAATGTGATATTTTTGAAGCTTAGGAAGTTTGTTGTTTTTGAGCCGTACACAATAGCGTGCATAGACGTACCTGCTTTAATCTGAACTCCGTCTGATGGTGAACGGAAAGATATGTTATCACTATCGTGATTTAATCCTACGTTTTTTCCTCCTACATTGACGGTTGATTTAATGAGGTAATCCCCTTTTGATTTAGGGAAATATAATTCCCCACCGCCTAATGATTTTAAGTGAGCGTATGCGGTTCTTATCGCTGAACCATCATCAGTTACACCATCACCGACAGCACCAAACATTTTTACGTTTACCGAAATATCCGATAAATGTGCTTTAACAAGGTCTAAATCTACTTGATTAGCTTTCATGTTAAACACTTCATTGTTAATAATGTCTGCTAACTTTCCAGTGCCAAACCACTCATTCAATATAACAGAAGTTTGCTCCTGTAAACCGTCTGATTCTAGCCATCTCTTTAGCCCTTCAAAATCGTTTCGCACTTGTTTAATATCTGCGTTTTGTTTATTTGTTGTTTCATCCACATAACCCGTTACAACATTTGTTTGATCTATAGTTTGATTGAGATATTCAATCGTTTTATTCACTTTTTCAAGTATGGATAAGCTTTCATCAAAAGCTGTAGGCAAATAACGCTCATATTTTTGATCTGCTAATCTCTGCAATAGGGAAAAGACTGCCATGATTTAACCTCCTAATATACTAACATAAACAATTGATTCATTTCATCAAACATTTTATTCTCAATACGTATTAATGAATCTCGATATTCCATTAACATTTTCGAGTATGTTATTGAACCAATTTTACCTGTACGCTTTTGTAGATAAGATTCTGTTTCAGTAATATCGGTTGTTGTGTTACCTTTATTACTGCTAACATCTTTACTATTGCCAGTAGTATTCACGTTATTGCTACTACTACCTTTATCTTTGTCCTCTTCTATCTTACTCGCGTATTCAATAACACCAGAGCCATCTGCGGTAGTAATTGTCAATCTATTGTCAGGAGTATCGTTCTCCACTTTACGACTAAATCTGTCGTTGTTTTGTGAACCATTCATTTCCTGTTCCGTTGTGGTGTCAGTTGTTCCACTATTAGTGTTGTCAATCTTTCCGTCAGTGTCCTTTGTTCTTGAAAAATCACTTTGCATTTCCGAGTTCATTAACGGATCAAAATCTATTAACTCACTCTCGAACATTTTATTGAAATATGGCATGTTGATAATTAACCACGTTTCAAGTTGAAATTTAAACAATTCCTCAGTCTCAAAACCAATCTCCCTCATGTAAAATCTACGAATGAAATGTGTTTCAAAAACTGCTTTATAGTTTGGGTCAAATATAGGATAATCAAAATCAAACAACTTTTTTCTACCCTTTTCAATCTTTTCCCTAATTGATAAATTAACCTCATTTTGTGTTGCCTGTTCGATGAAAGTTCTTAGTGGCATACTGTAACTAGCCATCCGTACCACCGCCTAACTCTTTTGGTGTTCCGGTTGGTAAAGACGCATTTGACTCAATTTCTTGCAAAATTTCTGCCCTGAATTTTACACTTAAATTGAGTTCAGGATATAGGTCATTTATTTTTTCACATGCTTCACGTCTAGACTTAAGGAAAACGTTAGCAGAAGATTCGATTTGCTCGTCATTAGAGTCGGCTTCAGCTGTAATCATTCTTTCCTTCTTTTCCTGATTAGCATTTTTGATTCCTAAATAAGTCATAACTTCATTCCATACAGCATTCTTTTGCGTGTTCAGTTTATCAACTACATATGGTGCATGGGTATTGTGAACAATAATGTCGTTAGGGTCTAATGCTTTATCCCCGAAGATAACAGGCGCATTTCCTTCAAACTGATTATATACCTGTTTCATGCTGTATAAGGTCTTTTCATCGGCGAGTATTAATACAGGTGTTTTCTGTGCATTTTGATTGACATGTATTATTTCCTTCAATTCAGCTAAATCTGTAGCAAACATTTCAAGTGACGGTAATGTACTAAAATGATAGTCATTGTTCCATATCACTACACCTGTTTTACTAAGTTCTTTACCTGTAGGCTTCATATCCTTGTAATTATAGAGTTTGAAAGTATTCTGATACGCAGGACTGTTAGCATGGAAACGATTTGGCAACAAGTAATGGTCAATTGTCCCAGACACTGCACCTTGTGTCGCTATGAATCCCATTTTAGGGTCTTTATAGAAACCGACATAACCGAACGTATGCAAACTCATTTCTAAATATCTAGGGTCTACGCTATCTGGTAGGTTTTCCCACTCAAAAAGTTGATAAGCTAATGATGTTAAATATTGATAATAATGTAGATACCATCTGTTGCCCTTTTCATTCTGAATCTGATTAGGATTTCTGTAACCTTTATTTCTTCCTCTAGCCATTACTATATCACCTCGTTTTCCAATGCGTAATTCCCTACATCTTCCGTATGCCAAAACGTGATACCATTATCAAACACTCTTTTTAATTCTGTCAGATCATCATTGTTCATATTTCCGATGATATTACAGTTCAATGTTTGAACATAATTCCAATACCTTCTAGTCTTAAAATTTGGTATCTTAACTCTATCCACTTTATAACCAAACATATTGAAGAAATCTTCAAGCTTTTCTCGGTACTCTCTTGTTAGTTGTTTCTTAACAATATAAATGCCTGTAAGACTGTTACCAAAATCGAAAGCAGTATTACCACCCATTTTAACCATTTGAGCAGGTGTATTGTCTATGTCCTTTTGTTTAGCTTGTATCCCTTGCATTTCTATGATAGCATTACCTACACCAGTAACGGTCTGTAATCCTGCGGCACCGACACCAATTGGATTTGCCATCATTCCACCTTTAGAAACCCATGTACTTTGTGCCCCACCTACCGCACCACCTGTTAACGCTCCAATCGTACCATTCCACATAATTGCGGATTTCTGATTTTCAATGGTATTCCTGTTTCCCTGTAGGTATGCAGAAAGGTAGTCACTAATAACTGAAATATCGTTTGGGTTATTACTAATAATTGCGTTCTCCAATGCCATTGATACCATGTCGTCATACATAAGCCCATTATCAATCAAATAATTATCGACTGAATAGGATGTTTTATGTGACGTACCTAATGACCCCATAACACGTATGTTTAAATCTCTATCCTTAATGTGTTCATTTTTAACTGTAATTCTATTACCCTTAAAATCATCCAATACTGTAACACAATACGGATACATCATTAATTTACTTTCCTTTACACTTTCAAACCCATCATACTTGTTGCCTAAATTAGTAAACTTTGATTCGTATTCGTTGATGTTTTTAACCCACATAACTCTGATATTTCCGTTCTTATTATCTGATATGTGTGCTACCTCAAATGATTCACTATCAAAGCTAACAGTACCACCGCCTACAGCGAGGTCTTTGCCCACATAATCTGTTACATATAAGGAAGCAATATTGTTTACTGCTACCTCTGAACTAGATAAAACCTTTAATGTTAACAATACGTCAGACAAATCTCCTATAGGTTCACCATCCATCATTACAATAGGCTCATTGCCTACTAATCTAAAGGGAACAATGTAGTAAGTTAATGGTTGTGGCATACCGTTATAATTGGGTACTATTTGTAGACCAGCAGGTTGGTGCATGTTTTCCTTAGCCACAATGACTAGAAACATTATATCCTCACTGGGTCTATAATTTGTTACTTGAACCGTCTCATAATGTTGTCCATAGTCTAGTCCTTCATCTATTGTATTAACAACAGGCGAACCATCTAATTCCCACAATGGACAATGTTCTCGCACTACATATGACGGTTTGAAGTTCATCTCGAATTTCCATGTTTGGAATACATCAATTTGGAAGTGTACATATGTCATATTTCTTTGTACATATTCCAGTTTGGTTACGAAACCATAAAACCATTTTGTATTGTAATTGCTATTTTGGAACATCATGTAATTAGTTCCCCATAGCTCGTCTATACTCTTATTCACTTTCACGAAATGTCTACCTTCTATGCGTTGAAATGTGTGATCATTTTCTGTATAGGTAACAGGTTTGGAAAGGAAATAAGAAGTTTGTTGGCTTACTGTATCAAACCAACGTGTATTCTTGTAGTCATTATTGAAAGGAACACCCGACATAAGCCGAATGTTCGTTCCTGATAATGGTACAGTTGCCATAACATTACCTCATTTCTATTAAGAAGGTGTGACAGTAACTATTGCTTCACCAGTAACCGTTTGATCGACACTATGTGTTGCAGTAGCAATTACCTTTAATTGACCTTCTTGAGTTGCTCCTAGTGTAAGTACACCTTTTGCACTGATAGATGTCCCAACTGCGACTTCAGTTCCATGATCCCCAACGACTTCCCATTCTACCGGATAATCTTGTCCATCTGTAGAACGAACAAATGCAGTCAATTCCATAGACCTTCCTGCTTTCATTGTTACAGCAACAGGGTCAACAATTACTTGTGTGATTGGTGCAACTTCCCCTGAAACAAATGCGACAGCGTTAGCAAAACGTGAAGTAGATAGCACTTGCCATACATGGTAATAGTAATTCCAGTACAGACCTTGTGGGTTACGAATCGTCTCCATCTTTTGTAGCGTATCATAAACCATGAAAAATGATTCATCAATGAGTACAGCTTCAAGACCTGTTGAAGCAAAATTGTCGATCACCGTAATTTGACCAAGGAAGTTTGTTTTATCCATGTTGAAAGCTCTTGCCAAAACATCAACGTCAACTTGCGCCACTAAATCAGCGTCAATGATTAGATGTAATGAATCCATATCAGAACGCGTATGCACAGCCAAAGAGTTGTAATTTCTTGAACCACTTGCAAGCGTCATTTTCAGAGCAGTTGCACGCAATTTTTTTATGAACTCTCTTGAAGCCGTTTCTGTGTCAGGTTGTACAACAGGAACTACTGTAAATAGGTTCTTTGAATGGTAGTTATCAATAAGTAATTTCATGTACTTAAATTCGTCTACCTCTGCTGAATTGTACATTGCATTAATAATACTTGAAATAAACCCTTCAAAGTTGCCCCATGATACAAACGCTGATTTGAGTGAATCATCTTGAATTGTTTGTTTGTAAAAGCCTTGTCTATTACGTTCGTGGAATAGAGTTTTAACGTCTGGAATAACGCGCTTAAATACTTCTTGTTCAGCTTCTTCTGCATCATACTGATATTCAGTTGCTAAATCGGTGAAGATTTCTTCAATCGTTCTACCTTGTGGCATTTGTCCTTTTTTAAACTTCTTTAATTGGTTCTTCAAAGTAACGTTTCTAAGGACAACCAATCCGATACGCTCTACTAAAGCAGTAACGAACTCATTTTGTAGTGCAGAAGTGATTTGGATTCCTGCCCCAACTTGGGCAACGTTTTCTGCGTTTGCTAATGGTACATATTGTTGGAACTGTGTTGAAGCACTGTTTCTAATCGCATTAATAATATCGTATGATTCAGTAATCCCTAAATTTAACTTTACATCTTTAAATGTTATACGTGCCATATTAAAGGACACTTCCCTTCTCTAAATCTTCTATTGTAACGGTCTCACTATATTCTTTCTTTTCTAGTTCAGGTTCAGCAGGAGTTCCTGTTACACCAATTTGTCTAAAAAGCTTACTGTTTGAAACCACTAAATCTGAATTGTCTAGTTGTAGTTTTTCTATACTATTCGTGTGATCCTCGTGTTCAGCAATAACTGTGTTGTAGTCAGCACGTAAATTCTGTAAAATGTCTGTTCTCTCTGATTGAGGTAATTCTGGGTCAAGTAATTTGTTTAAAAGTGCTTCATATGCATCTCTTTCCATTGGCATTGTTTACTTCCTCCTTATTTGCTTTTCTTCTCATGTATATTATACCATTTAATAGATTCATATTGTAGTTTTAGTAGTGTTATTAGTCCGATAATGGTACATAATAGGGTATTTTGTCTTATAAATGTACTACATAAATGTTCCGTTATAACGAGACAAAATTGTTTCTACCGAGAAATATGTCAGAAATAGTTTCATATATTGGCAGATTTTGCTTGCGCTCTATGTCGAACTATAGTATAATTATAGTTGTAGGGGAGATCAGACAACACCCGACAAAAACATAGAAAAGGAGACAGGAAAATGAGAAAATTTATGACACGTGAGGTAACAAGTACAACCGTAAAAGTAGCAAAAATCGACATGGTAGAGGGGTTACCTACAGCAGTAGAGTTAGAACCTATCAAACTATTAGGAAATGTGGGTCTGGAAAAAGCACAAAAACTTGCGTCTAAACAATATGGGACGGGTGTTACAGTTTTAGCTGTAGAACCTGAGACACAAGTATATAAGCTTGCAGTTACCGATTTCCTAGCAGTAGCAACACTTGTTGAACCTGAACAATCAGCAGAATAATTACTCTCGGCAAGGAGTCCACTTTCTGATTGATTATTGAAACAAAGTAAACTATCAAAATATGAGCTTTACATATCGGCGCATTACTCTACGAGTTTATGAATCGTTCTCGGTAAATAAAACGGTTCACAAAATAACCTAAAAGGTGGAAACCAAAATGACAAACACAATGAAAGCAAGTTTTGACTTAACAACAGTAGAAGGACAAATGAAAGCATTCAACGCACAAAACGGAGCGTCTGTATCCCTTAAAAATCTAGAAAATGGAATGGTTATTACAGCAGTTGGTGTTATGCAATATGAAGAAAAAATTGATTCGTATGGTAGTGAGCAAGACGCTGTAGTAACTGTCATCTTTGCTGAAGATGGAACAAGCTATGCAGGTGTTTCAGATACAGTAGCTAAAGCAGGCGAGAAACTTATTACTTTCCTTGAAGCAACAGGGTTAAAACAATTCAACGTTAAATTAGTGAAAGCAAAGTCAGGCAAAGGTAATGAGTTCATAAACATTCAATTAGTGTAACTTAATAAAGGAGTGAGGAACATGCCCCCAACAAAGCGTGGTGTGTATCACAACTTAAAAGAATCTAAATACGTGGTATCTAATGAGGATATCACGTTTTTCTTTTCTAGTGAGCATACACTAAATAATTTCATTAACAGACACAAAATTAATCGACAATTATCGAGACAGAAAATTGAGAAAGTATTTGAGACAAGTTTAAATCTTGATGTGCTTTCAGATATTGAAACATATAAGGACGCAGAAAAAAGAGGATTCTATGTGTGGTTAAAAGGTGTATCAATAACATGGGAAGAGTTGAATCAGTACGCATTGAGGAAAATGTCGGATGATGTGTCTCCTGTATGGTGTAGGATTGAAAGACCAAATATAAGTCAGAGATTCAGGAGTGAAAAAGAGTGGCTAATAAGCGAATAACAAAGAAGTATAAACAACGAGATAATGACCCGCAAAAAGAGTATCAAAGGTTGGTCAGAAACACTAAATCCAAATTACAGCGTGTAAAGGAAAATTATGGTCTTGATTTGTCAGATGAAATAAAGATTCCGAAATTTCAGGAATTGGATACGTCAGAAAAGTTTGATGAATGGTCAGAACAAATGCAGTCATTTACAGATAGAGGAAATAAAGAATATCAGTTTGGAATAAACAAATATGGTGTGGTCTACTCACTAGCTCAACTAGAGCAAGGTATAGAGAGTACAAAACTTGCACAAGAAAACGCCAAAGAATTTATTGAGAAATACAAGGATAATCCTGTAGCTCAAGGCGGTAAAGATTTAGGTTATACGATTGGCGATAAAATGTTACTATATGATGAAGAAAATGTTGCAGGAATAAGAGTTCCAAAAGACTTCAATATTGACGCTTTTCAAGACCGTAAGAGATTAGAGGGTAGATTGGATTTGTTAGATGAAAAAGCTTCAGGAGAGTTTTTCGACCAATCTATGTCACGCATGAAGCAGAACTTTATGACCGCATTAGGTGGAACGTTTAATAGTGCGGCTGATGAAGTATTAGCTATGATAGACATTATACCACCAGATGATTTCTTTGAACTGTATCTAATGAAGGAAGAATTTACGTTTGAGGACTATGCGTCTGATGGTTCTATTGACGCTAGTGAAGATCAACTTAATAGATTGAAGAGTTATTTGGAAGAGTATTTCAGAGGTGAAATTGACGTTAATTTATTGAAAGGTTTCGGTGATCATACGCTATCACGTGAAAGCGACTTTGTAAAACGCGTTCATAAGAAACATGGTAAAGAGTGACCTATAAGGAGTGTGTTCGTTGGCACGTAAAATGTTTAGTTGCGACTTTGAAACAACGACACGACCAGACGACTGTAGAGTGTGGGCATACGGATGGATGGAGATTGGTAACAAAAAGAACTACGATATTGATAACAGTATAGACAAATTTATGGCATGGGCAGAAAAGACAAAGAGTGATTTATATTTCCACAATTTAAAGTTCGATGGTTCGTTCATTGTTAATTGGTTACTATCGAACGGATTTAAGTGGACACATAAAGAGAAAGACGAAGATCATGGACAAGCAGGAACATTCAGTACAATTATCTCAAATATGGGTCAGTGGTATATGATAGACATATGTTACGGTTATCGTGGTAGAAAAAAGTTACATACTGTCATATACGATAGTTTAAAGAAATTACCCTTCACTGTCAAGCGAATTGCTAAAGCATTTAAGTTGGACATTTTAAAGGGTGAAATTAACTACAAACTTGAAAGACCAATTGGATGGGAAATTACAGACGAAGAACGTGCTTATGTTTATAACGATATTTTCATTGTTGCTAGTGCATTAGAAATACAGTTTGCACAAGGTTTAACAAAAATGACAAGTGGTTCCGATAGTTTGTCCGGTTTTAAGGATGTAATATCGAAGGATAAGTTTACTAAGTTCTTCCCTGTTTTGAGTAAGAGAATTGACGATGAAATACGTAAGTCATATAGAGGTGGATTTACGTGGGTGAATGATAGGATAAAAGGTAAAGATTTAGGTGCAGGAATGGTGTTTGATGTGAACTCCCTCTACCCTGCTATGATGTATTACAATGATTTACCTTATGGAACGCCTATAAAGTTTGAGGGAAAGTATGAACATGATGAAGCTTATCCTTTGTATATTCAGACGATTAGTTGTAGCTTTGAATTAAAGGATGGACACATACCTACAATTCAGTTAAAGAATATGATTGGTAGATATGCAGAGAATGAGTATCTGAAAACAAGTAACCATGAAGTTGAGATTATGCACGTGACTAATGTCGACCTAAAGTTGATACAAGAACACTATCATTTAGAGGAACTAGAATTTCATGGTGGTTATAAGTTCAAAAAGAAGAATGATTTGTTCAGGGATTTCATTGATTATTGGATGGATATAAAGGTTAATAATAAAGGCGCAATAAGAGAACTAGCCAAGCTCATGTTAAACTCACTTTATGGGAAATTTGCTAGTAATCCCGTTGTGACAGGAAAAATACCATTTTTGAAACCAGATAATTCGTTAGGTTTTAGGTTGCCAGTTAAGGAAGGCGAATTGGTTAAAGGTGTGCCTGTTATTGATGAAGAATTTAAAGATCCTGTTTATACTGCAATGGGTTGCTTCATTACTTCATACGCAAGAGAGTTGACGATAAGGACAGCGCAGAAGTGTTACGATAGGGTTTGTTATTGTGATACAGATAGCTTACATATATTAGGAACAGACATACCAGAAGTTATTAAAGACATCATTGATCCCGAAATATTAGGTTATTGGAATCATGAAAGCACGTTTGAAAGAGCAAAGTTTATAAGACAAAAAACGTATGTGGAAGATGTTTACGTTAAAGTCGTTGGCGTTGATGAAGATGGTAATGATATAGTAGTAAACGCAGGAATTGATGATTATGAGTTTACTAGAATGGATGTAAAATGTGCGGGGATGCCCGATAATATAAAGCAGTATGTAACGTGGGATAACTTCAACGTCTTTGACGGTGTTGATAAGGGCGTTGGATATTGGTCAGGGAAGTTAATGCCTAAACAGGTTGCAGGTGGCGTGGTATTGTTAGAGACAGATTTTGCAATAAGGTAAACAAAATTGTATACATTGGAGTGTTGCGGTTATGTTGTGTCCTGCTTGTCAATCAAAATGTGAGCGAGTTTATCAACGAAGTGTGGAAGAATTATATAGTGTCGTTCATAGAGGTTATAAATGTCTCAGTTGTAACATGCAGTTTAAGACAACGGAAAAGGTGTTATTTACATCACTACCAAACTATATTAGGGAACCATTCCTAAGCGAAGGGAAACGCGGAAGATGATGGTAGTTATTTGTGAGGTTTGCGGTAATGGTGTATCAAACAATGAAGAGGAATGTCAAGTATGTGGTAAAATTACAAAAAATAGATTAAAAGGGGAACTTAAAATGAAAACACAAATTGGTCAAAGAACATTGAGGATTATTGAAGCAGTATTGGACATGCAGAACGAGAAAGGTTTCGAGAAGTATAAAGAGACATTGGATGATGTTGAATTTGACGAGTACGATTGGAACGTTATGGTGATTGAAGAATTGATTGATGCTATGCAGTATATGGTGAAGGAAAATGAGAGGTTGAAACAGAGATTAAAAGAGGTTGAAAGTCCGGCACTTGAATTTAACATTAATAGTCTCTACCCTCTTCAATCGTTAGTGAATGCGTATGATGATAGTCAACTATCGTTATTGGAATATCAGAAAAAGGCGAGTAGAACAATGCCAAATAGTGGAGACTTAAATAAGGATAGAAGCAACTACGCATTGGGGCTATGTGGTGAAGCAGGGGAATTGGGTGAATTGGTAAAGAAACATGTGCATCATGGTCATGAAATGAATATACCTGCAAAAAGGAAAGAAATTGGTGACGTTTTACATTACGTGGCAGGTCTTGCTAGTTTGTACGGTTTGAGTTTGGAAGAGTGTGCCCAAGAGAACCTTGATAAGTTGTTGGAAAGATACCCGACTGGGTTTAACACAAATGACAGCATTAAAAGGAGAGATGTGAAATGAGTAGATTAGAGATGGTTAAGGCGCTTATGGAAGTGGAAGAAAACAAGGCAAATTTTAAGAACGCATTAGTAGACGTTATGGATTATTACTGTAATGACGTTGATATGTCTCTTGAGTTAGATTCGGGACAGTTCCCAAAGAAAAGAAAATATAAGGGTGAAATGATTCACGTTAATAAGGAGATATTTGTAGCCTATCTCAAATTGGAAATTGAGAAACTAGATAAGCAGTGTTTGGAGATCATTAAGGAGTTGTCAAGATGACTCGAAAACAGAAGATTATACGGGCGTTAGAAATGATGGGTTTTACTGTTACACATAAGATGGATTTTGGTTATTACGTTGTTACCTTTAAAACTAATTCAGAATTAGGTGCTTACACTATAGTGCACGAACCGGAGCTTGAGTTGGATTATATTGTTGAAACGGTAGTGGGAAGAATTATGAGTGTGATTAGAAAGGAGTTTTAAGTATAGATTGACATTTTAGTGGGATAGTGGTATACTAGACTTGTGAGATACCCTATTCCCTTTAATGTAATGTGTGAGTGGATAAATCCTGATTGAGTTCAGCCCCACACTGATGGAAAATGATTAGTTTCCTGCATTACTAATAGTGGTTTTTTCACAACTTTACTAGCCCCGTTAATGATGCTCTAATGAGCTAAGTTTAGCGGGGTTTTAGTGTATCTAGTTTTATGTTACGCAGACGTTTCGACAATGTACCTCCCTCCTGTCTCCCTTTTCGACACCGTTCCCCTCCCCTATTTAGATTACGAGGGTGTTAATGTCAGAATTTGGTAGAGTGATATAATGAGGTGGGTGCTCATACT